CCGCTCCAATCTCGTGCCGTCCCACGTCGGGGCAGATCATCGCGGCACGAAAACTGGCGGGAGACCGTCTTTCTTATTGGGGGCACCCCATTCTACTAGGGGTCATTCGGCCCAACGGCGTGACCATCCGGCAGCTTGCGCAAGCGCATTGGCAACGGCTGGCATGTGGACCAGCCCCATGATGCGAGCCGTTGGGCCTTCCGGGGTGAGGATGCCCCGCTCGATCTGGGAGACGTAGCTCAACGAGATGCCGAGGAGGTCGGCGAATTCGGCCTGGGTGAGGCCGAGCGCCTTGCGGGTGGCGCGGGTTTCGATGGGGGTCATTGGGTGATCACCCGAGGCAACCGCGGATTTCTCCGCAACCGATGATGGCGATGTCGCGATGCTGACCGCCTTTGGGCGTCTGCCCGCCGGAATAGTCAGCGGATGTCACCGGGGACTTCGGCGAGGAGGTCAGCGATGTACCCGCGGGCCTGTGTGAGCGAGGTGATGAACGGGCGCTTCGACGCTTCCTTGTTCACGGCGCCGCTGAGGGCGTAGCACTTGCGGCCATTGTTGAGGCAGGTAACGTCCGTCCGGGTGATCTCGGTGTTCATGTAGGTGGTCATCTTGGTCACTCCCGTTTGGGCCTCGCCCGTCCTTTGATGGTTATAGAATAGCACGTTTCGCACTGAGTGCAACAATAAAACGCACGGGGTGCGAAAATAGGTGTTCGTGCGTATGAACTATGTCGTCGTCTCCGACCGTCCCGATGGGATGACCGGTAAGTCGTATCTCAAGGGCTTCACCGCCGGCCTCCCGTGGACCACGCCGTTCGAAGACGAGGCAGCGAAGATGGATCACGAGCAGGCCATGAGGGCCTTGCAGGTGGTCTCTCGCGCCTTCCAGGGTTACAGGGTGGAGCCGTACAGCGGATGAACATGAGGCCAGCCCTTGCGCTTCGTGACGCGACGGACGCCCGCATCACTGCCATGGAAGCCCGCGCCATCGACGCTGAGACCCGCATGGCCCGTGCTCGGGCGCTCCTCGCCGATCTGATGGACGAAATCGGAGACGCGCCGTTTGGGGTACTGGCGGCGCTGGTCGAGATCGCGAACGAGTTGGAGGCGGAGAATGGGTAAGGCTGGCCGCCCGTCCGACTACGACCCGGAGATTTGCGAGAAGATCGTCGATCTCATGGCGGGTGGGCTTTCTCTCACGGCAGCGTGCGGGGAACTCGGGTTCTACCGGCAGCGTGCCTATGAATGGGCCGAGAAGCACGAAGCATTAGCGGACGCTATAAGGCTCGGGCAGGCGAAGCGCACGACTTTCCTCGAGCGGAGAATGCTCGGCGCGACCGAAGGACCGGTCGTCACGTCGTCGATCTTCGCTCTCAAGAACTCGGCGCCAGACGAATGGCGCGACCGCGTGGTGCAGGAGGTCACGGGTAAGGACGGTGGCGCGATCGAGGTGGCCGAGGTCACGGATCGGGAGCGGGCCAAGGCTCTGCTGGCGGTGTTGTCCCGGGCCGATGCGGAAAAATCTTCTACGTGAGACGGCCAAAGTGGCGTCGTTGCGGTGGCCCGGTAGCAAAAATATTCCATGTCGACGCTGAAGGATCTCGAGGCGCTGCTGAAGGGCATGCCGCCGGCACAGAAGGCGGAAGTCGATAAGCTCATAGCGTCGGAACTCGCGAAGCCGTGGCGCCCTAACCCCGGCCCGCAGACGGAGGCGATGAGCAGCGCGGCCGATCTGCTGTTGTACGGAGGCGCGGCCGGAGGCGGAAAAACGGATCTGTTGTGCGGGCTGGCGCTCACAGAGCATGAGCGTTCTGTGATTTTCCGTCGGCAGGCGATCGACCTCCAGGGATTCTGGGATCGCCTCACCGAGTTGAGCCCATCCAACAAGCAGCAGGACTCGGTCAAGCGGCGCATCGTCACGGCGGACGGGAGGCTGGTCGAGACGGGCCACTTGGACGCGCCGGGTGCGGAGATGTCGTGGCAGGGGCGCCCGCACGACTTCATCGGCTTCGACGAGGGTGCTCAGCTCACGGCGTACAAGGTGAATTTCGTACTCGGCTGGCTTCGCTCGGCGACGGGCCGGCGGTGCCGCGCGGTCATCGCGACCAACCCGCCGATTGGCGGCGAGGGGCAGTGGCTGCTCGAATGGTTCGCCCCCTGGTTGGATGCAGCATTCGACAACCCGGCTATTCCCGGGGAACTCCGGTGGGCGATCGTCCGCGGCGTTGGCGACGAGATCCGCACCGTGTGGGTCGATGGTCCTGAGCCGGTCGAGATGGACGGCGAGACGTACTACCCTTTGAGCCGGACGTTCATCCCGTCGCTTCTCTCGGATAACCCGTATCTGGATGGCACGAACTACCGGGCGCAAATCAACGCAATGCCTGAGCCGATGCGCTCCCAGCTCCTCTACGGCGACTTCACGGCTGGCAGGGAGGACGACGAGTACCAAGTCATCCCCACCGCATGGATCGACGCGGCGAATGATCGGTGGGTTGCCAACCAAGGCAAACGGCTGCCGATGACGTGCCTGGGCGTTGACGTTGCGCAGGGCGGCAAAGACAAGACCGTTCTAGCCCCGCTGCACCGGCACCGCTTCGAGGATCTGATCCGTAAGGATGGAGCGGCGACCCCAGACGGGCCGAGCGTCGCGACGCAGATCTTGTCGGCTCGTCGGAATGATGCAGTGATCGTGATCGATCTGACCGGAGGATGGGGTGGCTCGGCACGGGATCACCTGCGTACGCATCACGAGATACACGCGGTTCCGTTCGTGGCTTCGGAGGCGTCTGGCGCGACCACGAAAGACCAGCAACTGACGTTCCTGAACATGAGGGCGGAAAGCTGGTGGAAGTTCCGCGAGGATCTGGACCCGTCGACTGCACCTGATATCGAGCTTCCGCCGGACCACCGGCTCAAGGCGCAACTGACGGCTCCGCGCTGGCAGTTGAAGGGGACGCGCATCCAGATCGAAAGCAAGGACGAAATCCGGAAGCGCCTCGGGTCGTCGACCGACGATGCCGACGCCGTGATCATGGCGTGGGCCAATCGCGGGCGCCAAGCGTACAGGCAGATGGCGAAATCAGGCCGTGCTCAGTACGCGGTCGAAGAGGCGAGCCCGTTCGCGGGGTTCTGATGGCAGTGGATCTGACGCTCGCCACCATTCGCGACGTGTCGTTCATCCTGTCGAACCTACGCCCGGGCGACCATGAGGAGATCACTTGCCAGATCCCCGAAGGGGCTAGGCCGGCCGACTACGCGGCACAGTGCGTGTGCTTCGGGCAGTCGTGGGTCGCGCGTTGGAATGGCGTGCCGGCGATGGCGTTCGGCGTTTCGCGCATGACGGCGGCGGGGAATGTCCTCAGCGGTTGGGCGTTTGGGACGAGGCGTGCCCCCGGGTGCCTACGCGAGGTGGTTAGGTTCTGCCGCGATATCATGATGCCGGAGTGGGTGAGCGAGGGCGTCACTCGGATCGAGGCTCGGTCGCTCGGCTCGCACACGGTGGCGCACAGGTGGATGGCGGCGATCGGCGCCGACTATGAGGCGGACGTCCCCGCGTGGGGGCGATCCGGTGAGATGTTCAAGCTCTACGCGTGGCGAGACACGATCGAGATGCGGTCTCGGCTCGATAGCTATTGCAGGTGATCCCATGTGTTTCTCGATGCCGAAGACCCCGCCAATTCCGCCGACCCCTAAGCGGGACGAGGGCGCGGCGCTGGCGCAAGAGGCGAGAGCGCGAGCGGCCAGCGCGCAGGGCGTGAAGGCGAACATCTTCACGTCTCCGCTCGGCGACAGCGGGTTCGGTGGAAACGTCAAGGGCGCGACGCTCTTGGGCCAGTCGAACGGGGTGTGAGGTATGACGACGATTGCCTATCGCGACGGCGTCATGGCCGCTGATAGTGGCGGCTGGATTGGCGACACGGTTCATCCATGGACTCAGAAGCTGGCTAAAGGGAAAGACGGGAGTTTGTGGGGAGCTTCCGGAACGGCAGCTGAGATCTTCGCGTTTCTGGACGCGGTGGTGGAGTCGGGTGATCCCCGCGATTGGCCGCGGCCCAATCGCGGTGCGGATGGGGGTGCGTCTTTTATCGCGCTTCGGGCCGCCCGCGATGGCACCCTATCTCTATGGGGGCCGGATTGGGTAGAGCGCTTCCCAGGGGCGCGATACTTCGCCATCGGCAGCGGCCGAGACGTGGCATTCGGGGCGCTTTGGGCGGGGGCGTCCTATGAGGATGCAATCAAGGCCGCAGCTACGCACAGCACTGGTGCAATTCTTCCGGTGAGGACGATCCGTTATGGCTGAACGCGCGACGGCCGACGCCATTCTCGATCGCTTCGCTCAGTTGGCGGCCGACCGTTCGCCGTGGGAAACGCATTGGCTGGACATCGCCAAGTACGCGATCCCTGATATTGATCGGTTCGACACGTCGTTCGGGACAAGAACCGGCCGCGTTGCCGCGATCAACGCCATGTCGGAGCCGATCGCCCCGACTCGTGCGGTGGAAATCTACGACCAGACGTCGATGTGGGCGGTCGACCGTGGAACCGCCGGCTTCATGTCGCTCGTGACCCCGATGTCCGAGAAGTGGCACGGGATGAAGCTTTCGGACCCGTTCCGCGAGGACCCGAACGACGAGGAACAGCGGTGGCTCGACGGGCTCCGTGATTACCTCCATGGAATGCGGTCGAACCCGCAGACGGGCTTCTGGGTCGCGCACAAGGCGGCGATCCGGGGCGTATGGGGTCTAGGGACGTCCGTCGTTTACGTCGAGGAGGCGCTGAAGCGCGGAGCGCCGGCCCCGATTTCGTATCGGCACATCCCGCTCGGAGAAGCCTACCTCGGGACGGACTTCGAGGGCACGGTCGATACATGCTATCGGCTATTCACGCTCTCCGCGCGCCAGTGCGTCCAGAAGTTCGGCGACAAGGTCTCGGCCAAGGTCAAGGGCTACGCGGCCGACGACAAGGACAAGGACAGGCTGGTCGAAATCGTCCACGCCGTCGAACCGAGGCATGGCGGCAATGGAGACACGACGGAGGACAACAAGTACCGCTCCGTTTATGTGGAGCGCGAGACGAAGCACGTGATCGGTGAGAGCGGGTATTTTTCGTTCCCCTACGTCGTTCACCACTGGAATCGCAACTCGCAGCTTCCGTATTCCGAAGGCCCGTTGGCGCTGGCGATTGCCGAGATCAAGAGCCTGAACATGTTGTCCAAGCAGGCGCTGATGGCGGCACAGCAGGCGGTTCGCCCGCCGTTCGCCACCATCGACGACGGGATCAACCGGCTCAATCTCAATTCCGGCGCGGTCAACCCAGGGCTGGTGTCCAAGGACGGACGGCTTCTCGCTCAACCTCTGATGCAGGGCGCGCGGCCCGACTTTGCAGAGTCGATCCTGAACATCAAGCGCGAACAGCTGAAGGAGACGCTGTACGTCAACGTCTGGCAGATCCTCATTTCAAATCCGAACATGACCGCGACCGAGGCCATGATCCGGGCAAACGAGAAGGGCGACCTCCTAGGACCCGCGGGCGCGTCGATCCAAGTCGGTCTCTCCCACATGATCGACCGAGAGGTGGAGATCCTGTCGCGGATGGGGGCGTTCAATCGCGGCGCCGCGTTGGAAGCCCCGGCGTCGATCGGTGGGCGCACCATAGGCGTTCGGTTCTCGTCACCGCTCGATCGGCTGCAGATGGCGTCGGAAATGCACGGCGCTCAGAAGGTCATTGAAATCGCCGGCATGCTCGCTCAGGTCGGGAAGACAGCGGCATTGGAGCGCCTCGATACCGACGAGATCCTCGACCTTGCGCAGGAAGTGATGGGCGCTCCCCGTCGCATTCTCCGGCCGCAAGAGGAAGTCGCCGCGGCCCGTCAGCAGGCGGCGATGATGCAGCAGATGAGCATGGCTGCGCAGGTCGCCGAGCAGGCCGGCAAGGCAGGGCAGGCGGTCGGCGCAGGGGCCGAGACCGTGGCACAGTCGCCGGCCATCCAAGGGGCCATACAGGCCATGGCAGGCGCTGCCTAACAGATGCATACGTTATCGTCGGATCTCCCGGAAGGTGATCGTCGTGGGGCGGCCGCCGCGCAGACGCTTGCCGATGATTACCGCGAGTTCTTCCGTACGCAGAGCGGGCAGAGGGTCTTAGCAGATCTCGCCAACGCGAGTGGGTTCTACACCGTCTGTGAGCGCGATGTGTCTTCGGACGTGCTCCGCGTCGTGGAGGGTGAGCGACGGTTGTTCAACCGAATTCTACGCTTTGCGAAACTCACGCCCGGTGAATACGAGGCGTTGGAAAAGGCTGCTCGTATCGAGCGGCTCACGAGCAACCGAGAAGGTGACATATGACAGATATGGAAACCAACGGGTCCGCCACGGCGGGCACCCCGGAGGCGACCGTCGGTACGGTCGAGACCCCGAGTGGGTCGCAGGTCCCGACCAATGCCGCAGATCCTTTCAGCGCCCTGGATGCAGACACGCGCGATTGGGTCGGAAAGAAGGGCATCAAGGATGTGGCGGGCCTCGCCTCGTCCGCCCTGAATGCAGAGCGACTGATCGGTAAGGCTGTCGTCCTCCCCGGCGAGGACGCCAAGCCGGAAGACTGGGAGAAATTCTATACCCGCCTCGGCCGCCCCACGGCGTCCGACGGGTATGAACTCGCCCCGCCCGAAACCATGCCCGAAAGCCTCCCGTATAACCAAGAGTTCGCGGGGTGGTTCAAGGGTGCGGCATTCGAGGCCGGGCTCTCCAAGCAGGCGGCGAAGACGCTCCACGACAAGTTCGTCGGGATGAGCGTCGAGGCGGCGACCAAGCAGGCACAGGACGCGGTCGATAAGGCCAACTCCGAACTGCGGGCCGCATGGGGAGACCCGGCGAGCGACACCTACAAGGCGAACCTCAAACTCGCGGATCGAGGCATTCAGGCCCTCGGAGGCGACGCTCTCATGGGCGCGCTGAAGGGGGCGGGTCTGCTCGGGCCGAAGGGAGAGGTGCTGAGCGCGAGTATTGCGCAGGCGTTCGCCAAGGCAGGGAAGTCGCTGGCTACGGAAGGAGAGTTTGTGACCGGCGGTTCTTCCGGCGGCGCAGACAACCCGTATCTTCCCGGCAGGGAAAACCTTACCGAACAGATGAAGCTCTACAAGTCCGACCCGGTACGTGCAATCGCGATGATCCGGGCGGCGGGTAAGAGCCCCGCTGATTTCGGGATCACCGCCTGACAACATCCTGAAAGGGTCATAAAATGGCTGTCACTCGTCTTTCGGACGTCATCGTCCCTGAGATCTTCTACAACTACATGTCGAAGGATACGACCACCAAGTCGGATCTGTTCACCTCGGGCGTCCTCCGCGCCGATGCTGAGCTTGCGGCGAAGCTCGCGGGGGGTGGCACCACCTTCAACGTGCCGTTCTGGAACGACCTCACCGATACGGAGGCCAACATCGGGTCTGATGACCCGTCTGTCCTCTCCACGCCGCAGAAGCTCGGGACCGGCAAGGACATTGCGGTTCGGCAGCTCCGCACGCAGTCTTGGAGCACGATGGATCTGACCGGCGAACTCGCTGGTTCCGATCCCATGCAGCGCATCCTCGGCCGCGTCAACGACTATTGGAAGCGCCAGAACCAGGCCACGTTGGTGAAGACCCTGCGCGGCGTCTATCTGTCCAACGTCGCCAACAACTCGTCCGACATGGTCAAGGATGTGGCGACCGACGACAACTCGACCCCGGCGGCCCCCGAACTCATCGATGCCGAGAAGATCATCGATGCGTGCTACACCATGGGCGACAATGCCGAGGGTCTGAAGATCCTCATCATGCATTCGACCGTGATGAAGCGCCTTGCGAAGCTCGACCTCATCGACTTCGTCAAGGATTCGACCGGAAGCCTGATGATCCCCTACTATCTCGGCAAGCGGGTGATCGTCGACGACGGGTGCTTCACCTACAGCGGAACATACCGGGTCAAGTACACGACGTACCTACTCGGCGAGGGCGCACTCGGCTGGGGCGAGTCTCCCCCTGCCATGCCCGTCGAAGTGGACCGCAAGCCGGATGCCGGCAATGGCACCGGGCAGGAGATCCTCTACACCCGCCGGCAGTTCGCCATGCACCCGTACGGCATCAAGTGGACCTCGTCGTCGATGGCCGGGCTCTTCCCGACCAACACGGAACTGTCGCTCGCCGCCAACTGGATGCGGGTCTACTCTGAGCGCAAGCAGATCCCGATGGCGTTCCTCATCACCAACGGCTGATACGAACAACCAACTTCGCAGAAGGGCCCCCGCGTGGGGCTCTCTGCGTTTTACGAGGTGCAAATGGCCGACTATCTGAATCTCCGGCTCGACAGGGACCTCCCGCGCTCTCAGCGCCGAGAGTTCTTCGACGACTTCGACAACTACACTGCGGCCGATTGGACCATCACCGAGACCGGGACCGGAACCCGCGCCGTCCAGAACGAAACCGGCGGCGTGCTCAAGATCACCAACGGGGCGTCCGACGACGACGCCAACTTCCTCCAGTGGTCCGGCAACACGCTCGCCTCGACCGCTGAAACGTGGAAGTTCGTCGCAGGCAGGCCGCTCTACTTCGGGGCGCGCGTCAAGCTCTCCGACGCCACTCAGTCGGATTTCGTGTTTGGGCTCCAGATCGCCGACACCACCCCGCTCGCGGTCTCGGACGGCGTGTACTTCCGCAAGGACGACGGCGACGCCTATCTCGACTTCGTCGTGATCAAGGATTCGACCGCGTCGACGGCGACGGCCGCCTACACGATGGACACATCGTATCACAACCTCGAAGCATACTATGACGGAGGCTAGTATTTCACGGCCTATGTCGACGGTGTGGCAGTGGCGAAACTCGCTCTCACCAACATGGTGGACGACGAGGAGCTTTCGCTTTCCCTCGGCATCCAGAACGGCGAGGCGGTGGCGAAGTCCCTCTCGATCGACTGGATCTGGGTCATCCAGCAGCGGTGATGATAGCCGGGGCCATGGCCCCGGCCGTCTCTTTGAGGTGGACCATGCAGATCAAGCATATCGGGCGCGGCATGTGGTCAGCTATCGACGACGCGGGGAACCGCACCGGGCCGGTCGGTAAGCGAGAAGACGTGGAGGCATGGGCCGCGGCGCAGAATGCCCCATCCGTTGACGTCCCGCCCGCCCCTGAACCCATGGATCTGAACAGCGGCGTCAAGACCGTGGACCCGAGGGAGTATGCAGACGCGCTCGACCGTGCTTTCAGCGAGCCTAGGAACGCAGTTCTTGCCGATGTGAGGGGTGCGCTTCTCAAGCACTACGAGCCGAGTACCGTCGAATGGATGGTGCGCGATGTAGCCCCGATCGTATCGGACGGGAGCGGGGACCGTCGGCGTAAGCGTCGTTACCGTGGGGTGATCTGAAATGCGCAATGTCATGAGCAACAAGCCTCTTCCTGTCATGGAGTTCGGGAAGGAATACGAGACCGTCGCGGCATCGCAGTCAGGTCAGGCCCTCGGCGCGACCGGCGCGAACGTCTCCGTGGTCGCGGTTGGCGACTTCACTTGAGGGGTAGACGATGGACGATACTGACGTCTGCAACCTCGCGCTCGATCTCCTGAAAGAGGCCACGGTCGCGAGCATCGACGAGAAGTCGTCCGTCGCCGAGTGGTTCCAGCGGAATTACGCGCCTCTGCTCAAATCAGCCCTCCGCGCCTACCCGTGGAACTTTGCGATCACTCGTGCCGAACTCAATGCGGCTGAGACAGGCCCGGGCTTCGGATGGGACTACCGCTACGCGCTACCAGATGATTGTGTCCGCCTCCTCCCGGTTCGTTACGGCGGCAAGCTGAACGGGTCGCCGATCCCGCACGAGGTGGAGGCGGGGTACATCTTGACCAACGCCGAAGAGCCGCTGCAGATCCGCTATGTCGCCGAGATCACCGACCCGGAAGCATGGGATGATTCGTTCACGCAGGCGTTCAGCGCGCTCCTGGCACTCAAGATGGCACACTGGATGACCGGCAAGGCGTCGTACGTCCAGATCGCCAAGAGCCTCTATGATGAGGCGCTCGCCGAAGCGCGGCGGATCGATGCTCAGGAGGGCACGCCCGAGACCGTGAATTCCGATGACGTGATTTCGATCAGGTCCGCTCGATGACGGTATATCCGATCCAAGCCACATTCTCGCGCGGGCAACTGACGCGGGAACTCCACGCGCGCACGGACATCGACCACTTCCGGCAAGGTCTGCGGCTGTGCCGAAACTGGCTTGTGCTGCGGCATGGCGGGCTCACTCGCCGACCCGGCACGATTTACGCCGGAGCGGCCCGGTACTCAAACAAGAAATGTGTTCTACTCCCGTTCGTGTTTTCCGAAAGCCAAGCCTACGTGTTGGAGTTCGGCGATCTCTACGTTCGGTTCTGGACCAATGGCGGGCAGGTGACGTCGGGCGGGTCTCCCTATACGGTTGTGACCCCGTACGGCGAAGCTGACCTCGGGAACATCCAGATCGCACAATCCGGTGATGCGATCTATATCGCCTGCGAGGGGCACGCTCCGCGGAAACTGACCAGGTCGAGCGAGACGTCGTGGGCAATCTCGACCATTGTATTCGAGGACGGGCCATACCTCGAGGAAGACCCGCAAGGAACGACGATGACGCCGGCCGCGACTGGGGCGGTCCATCCGTTCATGACGTCTAACACGGCCCCTAGTGGAACGGTAGCCGATAGCGCCGGCCATTCAGATGCGTGGAAAATCTTCGATACCGACCTCACAACAGAGGCGACTGCGATATCAGGGCGATCCGGGTGGTATTCGTACACCTTTGGCGGAACAACGGAAAAGGTTGCAGACGCATATTGGATCGTCGCTGGTGACACGTACCCGGATGCGGCTCCATCCATATGGACGTTCGAGGGGTACACCGGTTCGGCGTGGGTGGTTCTCGACACCAGGGATGGGGAGACCGGGTGGGGTAGAAGCGAGCGGCGCTATTTCGAATTCGTGAATGAGACGGGGTACAGAGCCTACCGCATTTTGTGGACGGTCAACGATGGGAACGCGAATTCATACATCGCTGGGCTAGGCATCCACGAACGCGCCGAAAACCAAACCGCATTCGATCTGACGGCGTCTTCCGCCACTGGGATCAACGGTGGAGATGGCTTCAAGAACACTGATGTCGGGCGCTCGATCCGGATCTATAGCACGAACAGAAAATGGCAGTGGGCCAAGATCGTGTCACGTACATCGTCGACTGTGGTGACGATCCAGCTCTACGGTCACGCCCTCCCGAATTTCTCTCCGGTAGCCCGGTGGAAACTGTCGTGTTTCTCGGACGGCGACGGGTATCCGAGGGCAGTAGGGTTCTACAAAGAGCGCCTTGCCTGGGCCGGGACCGAGACGTCTCCGCGCACGCTGTGGCTATCGCGTTCGGCCGACTATGAGAATCACGGGGTATCCGAGCCGATAGTCGCGGATGACGCGATCACCGTGACCGTGACCGGTGGACAGTTGAACCTCATCAACTGGTTGGCGGAAGGTGAGGATCTCCTGATTGGTACATCTGGGTCGATGCGCACGCTCGGGCAGGCAACAGCCAACGCAGCATTCAGCGCGACCAACGTCGACCAGAAGGTGCAGAGCCACGTCGGGGCGAAGCGCACCTATCCGGTGATGGTGCAGCGCATGGCAATCTTCGCTGACCGCTACGGGACGCGCCTTTATGAGTACGGGCCGGACCCTCAGTCTGCGTCCGGCGGGTATGCCACTCCCGAGTTGACGATTCTATCGGCGGACCTTTTCTCGGCTGGTGTGTCGAAAATGGTGATGCAGCCGCAGCCTCATAATCTGGTGTGGGCTGCGATGGCTGATGGGGGCGTGGTTACGACGACGTATGAAAGGAACCAGCAGGTTGTAGGCTCGTCCGTCCAGGAATTCGACAACGCCGAGGTGGAAAGCGTCTGCGTCATCCCCGGCACTCATGCGGATCGGACGTGGTTCGTGATGAAACGGTCCATCAACGGGTCGACGGTGCGGTATGTCGAATACCTGTCGATGCCCTATGACGGTTCGACCGTACCTCTAGACGAGGCTGTGTATTCCGATTGTTCCTATCAGTACGACGGCGTGGCTACGTCGTCGATTTCCGGGTTGGCGTTCCTCGCCGGTGAGACGGTCGGGATCATGGCCGACGGCGTAGATATAGGGGATGCGGCGGTATCAGGTACCGGTGTTCTGACACTCCCGCGCGGGAAGACGGCGAGCAAGGTAACTCTCGGGGTTCGCGCCGGCGGGAGAATTGAAACGCTTCCGATCCCCTCCGCGGGGAACCAGGACGGGTCAGGCTACAACCGAGCGAAGCAGATCTCTGACGTGATGGTCGATATCATGGATACCTCGGGGCTCGAGGCCGGGACCTTGTCTCGCATTGAACCATTGAGACATCGGATGACGGGCGGCGACGATCGGAGCGCCATCCTGAAGACCGGAACGTACCGGATATCCGCGTCTGACTCGTGGAAGAACGGCGGGGTCGCGGTGATCGAATCCAAGTCGATGTATCCGGCGACAGTCCGCGCGGTCATCCTTGGGGTGGAGGGAGAGCCCTAATGTGCTTCCCGGCTCTGGCGGCAATCGGAGCCGTCGTCTCTGGCATCGGTGGCGCACTCGGCGCCGTCCAGCAATCCATGGCATATCAGGCGCAAGCAGAAATGCATCGCCGGCAAGCCATGCTGGAGAGAGAGAAGGGCGTCTTCGACGCCAACCAACAAGCCAAGGTCGTCCGCCGTAACGTCGGCGAACAGGTCGCTTCGTTCGCATCGAACGGGGTGGACGTATCTTCCGGATCACCGCTTCAGGTCGTCACCGATACGGGGACAGAAGGGGCGCTCGACGTCGCTGCGATCAGGTATGGCGCGCGGATCAAGAGCGACAACGAGACCTATTCGGCCAAGGTCGCGAGTATGAACGCTGGGCTTGCCGGCGCCGCGGCCCCGTTCGCGTTCCTATCCCCGATCTTGAGCGCTGCTCCGAAGATCCAGTCTGCGTTCGGGTGAGGTGAATATGGCTGTTCGTATTCCCGGGTCCCCGCTTTCTGGCGCGACGATAGACACGGATCGCGGTGGAATGCCGCAACCGCGGGTCGACAAGTCTCTTGCCGGGGCTCTGTCTGATTTTGGCGGCTCCGTCCAGCACATGGCCGACGGGTTCATGGCGGATCAGGCCAAGAAGGACACATTCGACGACGAAGCCAAATTCCTATTGCACCGCGAGCAGACTGAGACGGCGTTCACGGATGCACAGAGGCAGATGCCGGCCGACGCGAAGGGGTTCGCTCAGAGTTTCATCGCAGGGCGGCAGCAGGCGGACTCTTCATTCCTCGCCTCGATCTCCCCACGGAACCGGGAACGCTATGCGCTCAAGTGGGAGGTGATGCGCTCTAATTTTGCGCAGAAGGCAGACGCGACCGAATACAAGGCCCGCGGAGAGTACGAAATCGGCAGTATTAATTCCGCGCTCGATGTCGAGTTGCGGAAGCTCGCCACCGATCCGAACTACAAGCCGCAGGCTGTCGAAAACCTAGGGACTTTGTTGGGGAACACCTCGGCGCTCGACGAAGCAACGCGGGCCGACATCAAGAAGAAGATGGCGGCGAAGATCGACGAGATCGCCGTTACGGGGAAATACGGCGGCGACCCCGCATCGCTTGCCAAGGCGCTTGGCGTCACGCTTCCCGGGGCGGGCCGCGCCGCGCTTCCCGAGACGTCGGTTCCCGGCGGGCGGATGGCCCCGGATGATGTCCGCACCATCATGTTGAACGAGGTCAAGCGGCAGGGTCTTGTCGGCATGGTGCCTTCCGATGGCGCGCGGTATGGCATCAAGACAGGGTCTGCAGCTGAATGGGCGAACCTCTTCACCGGCCTTGCCAAGCACGAGAGCGGCCTCGACAATCGCACGGTGGGTGACGTCGGGCAGTTCGCCGGCGGATCGCGCGGCTTGCTGCAACTCTCCTACAGCGACGCCCAGACCTACGGGTTCAATGCTGGCAAACCGTTCACGCCCGAGCAGTTGGCAGACCCGGCATTCAATGCCGCCGCCGGCATCGCCATTGCGAAGAGCCTGATCGCCAAGAACGGCACGATCCAGGGTGGCATGGGGAAATATTGGGGACCGATCTCGAAAGAGGGGTGGGTCCCGGGACAGGGCAGAGACCGTGGTCTTCCCTGGCAGCAGTGGGGCGCAGAAGTGGCCTCCGGGCCGACAAGGGCAGCGGCTGATGGCGCGGCGGCAGTCACGGCGTCGTCCGTTCCGCCTGGAGACCCGTCCTATTCTTCGATCCCGTACGATCGTCGCGTTCAACTCGTCGAAGAGGCTATGCGCCGCCAGAAGCAGGCGGCGAACGACGCCAAGGCAGAGTATAAGGCATTCCAGACGGCGAATAAGGAGCAGTACCGGCTCGGTATCGCCAACGATGACACCTCGATCACTACGGCGCGAATCAATCAAGACGTCATTTCAGGCAAGCTCGATGTCGGGGACGCAGCGGCACTCATCGAGACGCTGAAGGCGCATGAGAAGCAGTCGGGCCTTGCGAACCAGATGCTCGAGGCGATGTCGGGCGCCCAGCCCGCGGCGTTCAACCCGTTCGACCCCGAGGTGAAGAAAGGCGCGGATGCGCTTCTAGACCGCTTCGTGAAGGCCGGGACAGACCCGCTCAAGGCAGTCGACCAAATCCAGCAAGGGACGGGTGTCGTCCCTGAGAAAGCCGTTTCAGCGTTCCGCGGTGCGATCGTGGGAACGAACCAGCAGGCCGCGACGTCTGCGCTCACCATCTCGCATAACATGCTCATGCGGAACCCAAACGTGTTCGCCGGGGACCCCGGCGGGAACGAACTGGCGAAGCAGGCGATCAGGTATTCCCATTACACGCAGGATCTCGGATATGCGCCTCAGAAGGCTCTCCAGATGGTCCAGGCGGCGGATGATCCGAACATGCGCGCCAAGGTCAGGGTAACGGACGAGGACGCGAAGTCGTTCCAGAAGGAAATTGCCTGGGCTCGTTCCATCACGTCGCTGGTAGGGGCGAACCTTGATGTGTCGTGGTGGCCGGGGAACCCTGACATCGGGCAGAACGATGCGGTTCGGTCTGCGATGCTCAACGACTTCGTCGAGGTCGCGGTGCAGAACCTCCGCGATGGCATGTCCAAAGACGAAGCCAAGAAGATGGCGGCCGTCCAACTCGGGCAGATCTGGGGCGTGACCAAACTCCAAGGCGGGGCGCTCAACGGAACCGTGATGAAGTACGCGCCCGAGAAGAGGTATGCGCCGGCTCCAGACGCCAAGGGCGAGATCGGATACGGATATTTTCTCGAGCAGGCGCGGGACTTCATCAAGCAGGAGGACGGGCGGGAGGTCGACCCGAAGGACATTCGGTTGATGTACGTCACGGATGGTCGCCACGGGACTTTGACCACCGCTTCCGCCTGGGATGCGAAGCAGCCTCTGCCCTATCTCCTCGCCTATTCCTACAAGGACGAGACCGGGCAGCAGCGATATGCGCAAATGGCTCGGCCTTTCGTGGCCGACCCGGCGCGGGCGCAAAAGGCGCTGGTCGACAAGGCCGACGTCGGCAACATGGGCGCGCGGCGTGAACTCGACACGGCCAACGCCGCGCGGACGGCCGAGGACGCGGCGAAGAAAGCCGGTCCTGCCATGGTCCAGCCGGCGGACATCAAGGGGGATTATCTCCCCGATGAGGAGAAGGCGGCGCGGGCGGGCGAAATCAACCGGCAGAATGCGGCCGATTACGAAACGCAGAAGCGCATGAAGGCCGACAAGCCGGCGGACATGTCTGCGAGTGGGCTATCCGCACGGCAGGCGCGGCTTGCCGAGGAACAGAAGGCCGTCGAGGCCGAATTGATGTCTCAACAGGCGGCGGACGATGCCTCTGGGGCGAAGTCCATGGATGAATTGGTCAAGGCGTCTCGCGGGGGCGTGAGCATGTCGCCGGCCGCCCTTGAAAAAAGGCAAGTCGAGTTGACCGAGAAGGAAAAGGCAGCGCGCCGGGCCGTGTTGAAGGGACGCGATAAGTGATCGACATCGCCTATCCTCTCGACGCCATCATCGGGTCGACGCCGGGCATGAAGCCCGTGACTGCCGACGAGATGACGGCACACGAGTTTGACCAGCCCGGGTTCGGCCGTCTCTTTGGCGCGGCGTTCCGTACCGAAAACATGGTGGGGTCGATGCTCGCGCGAGAGGACGCCGTCGATCCGTACCGCAAGCAGGACGGGTTCGACTGGAACGCGCGGTACAAGGGGCTTCCCGAGGCAATGCGCGTCGACCACGGCGACCAGTTCATCGACATCCACAACGATGCGGCGTTCGATCAGAAACAGCGCGAGATCGAACGTCAGTTGGAAGACAAGCGCCTCCTTGCCATGGGTGGGTGGCGTGGCACGGTCGCGGCGATGACGGCCGGAATCGTCGACCTCCCGACGTTGATCCCGGCCGGCGGCGAGTACATGGCGGCAGCGCGCGGCATCAAGGGCGTCGGCCTCGCCGCGGCCCGGTTCGCGGCGGAAAATGCGGCGGCACAGGCAGTACAGGAAGCCGGGCTCTATGGGTCGCAAGAGACGCGCACGGGGGCGGAGAGTGCCATCAACATCGGCGCCGGGGCTATCCTCGGATTGATGCTCGGCGGCGCTGGCGCGGCTCTGTTGAGCCGTGGGGAGCGGGCTACGGCAGAGGGGGCGGTTGCCCGGATTTTGGGCGGCGGCGTGGAGGGTGAGCCGGGGAATGCTGTATCTGCCGGCGCAGCGGCGGCCGATAAACTGACGCGCGAGGAACTGTCGGCCGATGGGGCCGTCGGTTCGGCTCTGACCAATATGGCGCGGATCAATCCGAACAATCGGCTGAACACGTCCGCGTCGGTGGCGGCACGCGAGATCGGGCAGGAACTCGGCGATAATGCGATCTACCAGACGATGCACGCCGAGGGGAAGACGGTCGGCGCGTCGGTCGAGACACTGGCGCGGGCGAACGCGATGGGCCGCATGGCCGACGGGCTTGGCGCTCACGAACAGATCTGGAAGGACTACCGCAAGGCCAATGGCGCATGGATTCTCGGTCGCGGCAACGGGATGACGGCGGCCGAATTCGACGACGCGGTCGGCAAGGCGATGCGGAACGGCGACAAGGCGATCGACGGGAACGAATATGTCACCAGGGCGGCGCAGTCCTGGCGCGAGAAGGTGTTCGACCCGTTGAAGAAGGAGGCGATCGACGCCGGTCTTCTCGATAAGGATGTCTCGGTCGAGACGGCCGACAGCTACCTGCACCGCTGGTGGAATAAGCAGTCGCTCATGCAGAACGAGCGCGAGGCCAAATCGACGTTCAGGGACTACTTCGTCGAACGACTCGGGGTGCTTGCCGCGAGTGACGACAAGATCGCGAAGGAGTTGACAGACGCCAAGACGATTCGTGAATTCGCCGACGACGCCGCGAATGCCGTCTACGACAAGCTGACCGGACGTACCTTCGATGAAGCCGTTTCGGATATTCCGGATTGGATCGTCCCGGTAACGCGCGGGCCGCTCAAAGAGCGTACCTTCAATATCCCTGATGCCTTGGTCGAGAAGTACCTTCATTCGAACATTCGCGACGTTGCGCAGAAGTACGCGCGCACCATGGCGGCCGATGTCGAAATGACGCGGAAATTCGGCCGGGCGGACCTGCGGGACCAGATCCAGCGCATCGTGGCGGACTACGAGGACATGCGGGGAAAGGTCCAGACGGCGAAGACGGTTGAAGAGATCCGCGCCGTCGCCGGGGATGCTCCTGGAGTGCTCGACGCGGCCAAGGCGAAAATGGGAAAGACCAACGTCGAGGCCGTGCGGTCGTCGGTTCTTGCCGCGCTTCAGAAAGGCGAGAGGTCAGATCTGGAGGACATCAAGGCCCTGCGTGATCTGGTGCGAGGGTCGTACGGCCGTGGGCAGAACGAGACGTTCAAGCGCATCTCCAACGCGGCGACGGCGTACAACTATCTGCGGCTGATGGGCGGAAACGTCATCGCCAACATGTCGGACGTCTACCGGCCAGCGATGGTTCATGGGCTGCTGCCATATCTCAGGGATGGAATACTTCCGCTCGTCACAAATCTGAAAGCGATCAAGATGTCGGTGGCGGAGGCGCGCAAGGCCGGCCTCGTCGCCGAACGCATCCTGCATTCTCGACTCATGTCGCTGGCCGAGGTCGGTGATCGCTACGCCGAGAACACCGCATTCGAACGGCTGTTGCAGAACGGTACGAAGATCGCGTCTCGGTGGAACGGCATCCTTCACTTTACGGACTTCAATCAGGCGGTTGCATCGGTTCTCACGCAGGATCGCATGATCAACGCTATGATGAAGGGCAAGGAAGCCCGGTATCTTGCTTATCTCGGCATCGACGAGAACATGGCTGGCCGCATCGCCAAGCAGCTTGAGAAGCACGCCGAGAATATCGATGGCGTGTGGGTTGCCCATACCGACAAGTGGGATGACCCGAGTGGGGCTCTCTCGCGTGCCTACCGCGCGGCGATGCGCAAGGATGTGGATTCGATCATCGTCCAGCGGTCGGCCGGCGATGTTCCGCTTTTCGCCAACACCCCGACTGGCAAGATGCTCTTGCAGTTCAAAACTTTCAACCTCGCCGCTCACCAACGCGTGCTGATTCGTGCGGCGCAGGAGAGCCCGGCGAATTTTATCTCGGGTTTGGTCGGCATGACCTCGCTCGGCATCATGGCTTCGTATCTCCGCGCTCTGCGTGGTGGCGAGGATCGGTGGAAGAAGTTCGAGGAGGCGGCGCAGAACCCTGGATATTTGATTGGGGAAGGACTCGACCTAAGCGGCCTCTTCACGCTAGGGTTCGAGCCGGTCAACATCGCCGAGAAGGTCACCAAGGTGAACGCGGTCAAAGACCCTCTCAAGGCGGCTTTCGGGGACGCGGGGGTAGGAGAAAGCCAGCGCTATGCGTCGCGAGGCGTGATCGCCTCGTTCCTTGGGCCGACGGCGTCATCTCTCGACTTGGCCGCGGAAGTCGCTCAGCGGGCGGCTCGAAAGGTGGTTGGCGAGGATACAGGGTCAAACGATGTCGCTTTGATGAAACAGTCGGCGCAGCTTCTGCCGTACTACTCCTATTTTGGGCCTCGTGAGGTCCTGAACCTGCTGATAGGGCACTGATGCTGGCTGCTCTAGAGATCATCGTGGCGATCGTCATTTCATGGCCGGCAGCGCTGTTAGCCGTGAACGCGCCGAACAATCGAAACAGTTGGGTGACGCTCGCAGCGTTCGCCGGGGTCGTGCTGGTGTTCGTTCTTTTGTGGGACGCGGCGAGCGGATCTCGGGCGGCAGTTGGTATCTTCACCGGTTACGAGTGTGGATCGGGGCCGTTCAAATGGGACTGCTGAGGCTGATGCCAGCGACAATGTTCGTTCTGGCGATGTGCCTGATCTACGCAGCGTATCACTCACTCTGATCTGAACACCCCGGAGATACAGACCCCGCCCGGTTTCCTGGCGGGGTTTTTCGTGCGCTTGGAGGCCAGATGCCCGGAAAGTACAACATGACCATCTGGCGCGGGAACGACTATGACGTGTCGTTTTCGTTCAAGAAATCAGACGGCACGGCGCTGGATATGACGGATATAGACGTTGTATTCCGTAGCGAATGGCCGTCTGGGTCGATCAGGTTGGCAACAGACGACGTTCCAGCCGGGTCTTACATCGAAAAATCGTCGCCCTCCGGTGGTCTCGTATCTCTCCATTTCGACCCGCCCGGGACAAGGGAATTCCCGCTCGGGAAGGCCGATTATGAGATCGAATTCAGGGCATCGGGTGAAGAAGTCACCGTTCTGTCCGGGTCGGTTATTCTCGTTGGTGGGGTAAACGACGATGATTGATGTCGTGTCTGTCGATATCGTGGCATCGAGTGGGGTATCGTCGATCGCCGTCGATACAACCGGCGCGATGAAATACGCGGTCCAGGCGGCGGAAAGCGCCGAGACGGCATCCGCTGCGGTGGCGTCGATCGAAACGGCTGCCGCCGCGATTGCTGCGGCTGAAACTGCGGCAAATACGGCTTTGACGACAGCCCTGGCGGCCACGTCGGCGGTCACGACGGCTGCGTCGACTGCTTCGGCGGCCGCCACGACGGCAACATCGGCGGCATCATCCGCGGCGTCTCACGATACATCGGCGGCATCTCACGACACCGCCGCGGCGGCATCCGCCACGGCCGCCGCCGCGTCGAATACGTCGGCCGCAGCCCATGATACGTCGGCGGCATCCTCCGCAACGTCGGCAGCTTCATCGGCTGCCACGGCAGTATCCGCCGCTGCAACGGCTGTGGCGGCGGCGGGATCGACCACGGCGTCGACGTCAACCCCGTTGATGGATGGGACGGCGTCAGCGGGAACAGCGGGGGCCTATGCCCGCGGGGATCACCGGCACCCGACCGATACCTCGCGGGCCGCGGCCGGCGCCAACACCGACATCACATCGCTCGCGGGCCTGACGACGGCCCTGTCCCTCGGCCAAGGAGGTACCGGAGCGACGACGGCATCGGCGGCAAGAACAGCACTGGGGCTCGGTTCGTCCGCGACGCTGGATGCCGGAACTTCGGCGAACAACGTCGTTCAGCTGGACAGCAGCGCCAAACTACCGGCTGTAGATGGGAGCCAATTGACAAACATTGCATCGTCTGGTTTCGGCGGAACGACTGTCGATACATCGACCGGTGCATCGTCTTATACGACGACAGGGATTTCATCGTCCGCGTCATCGATCACAATTGTGTTCAACGGGGTTTCGTTGAATGCGACTGGATATGTGTACGTGCAGATCGGGTCCGGGTCGCTGACGACCTCTGGGTATACGAACACATACGAATACATCGACAACGGGACAGCCGGTGGTGGCGCTAGCGTCACTGCCGGCTTCCAAATGACAAGCACTACAAGCCTAACTGCGGCATTTGTATTCACCGGTATAATGGCGCTATTTAGAGTTGGCTCGTCAAATACATGGATTGCGAGAACGATGATTAGGCAGGGTACAACGATGGTAGGTTTCGGTATCGGGATACTCGCACTCAGCGGGGCGTTGGACAGAGTCGCGCTAGTCGCGTCAACAGGAACATTCGATGCTGGAACAATGTCTGTGCGGGGGTCCTGATGGTAAGTCATGAACTCATTGATGTGATAACCGGAGCGGTCACCGTCGAAATTCTCCCCGACGTCTCGTCCTCTGGACCGACGCAGGACGAACTCCGTGCCTACGCCGCAGCACGCCGGTTCGAGATCGAGACCGGCGGGGTCACCGTCGGAGGAGCCACGGTCTCCACCGACCGCGATAGTCAGGCCATGATCACCGGAGCCTATACCTATGTGCAGGCGTTTGGGGCGATGACGGTGCCGTTCAAGGCTCGATCTGGATGGGTCGATCTGTCGGCCGACCAGATCCGCGCCATCGCTCTGGCCGTCGGCGCCCACGTCCAGGCGGCATTCGCGGTCGAGCGCGACGTCGACGCGGCCATCGCCGCCGGGTCTGTCACCACCATCGAACAGATCGACGATCTCTTCCGCGCGGCGGCGACGATCTCGGCCTGACGCATCTCATCTCTGAACGAAGGACATCCACTGCCCGTTCGACCCGGGCCGGGTTCGCTGCCACGTTGGATCGCGGCGGCGGCTGCGGCCGCACTCGTCCTCATCGGCGGTCTCTCGATCGCCGTCGCCGAGGAGAACCCGTGGATCAATCCCGGCGTCGCAGCGCCCCATGGTGCTGTCACCGGCGCCTCGGGTCGCCCGCTCGATCTCGTCGCGCTCGCCCGCCGGCACGAAGGCCAGACGGCCCGCGACCTGCACCTGCCGCGCTCGCTGTGGTGCGGCGACTTCGTCAACCTCGTGCGACGCGAAGCCGGGCTCCGGCCCGCCCCGTCGCGCCTCGCCCGTGATCAGGCCAAGGGCGGGCACCGGATCGCCGAGGCCCGCGTCGGCGCCGTCGTGGTGTTCGCGCGCGGCCGAGGCGGCACGTCCGGCCACGTCGGGGTCATCTCCGGGGTACGCCCGAACGGTGACCTCGTCGTGATCTCCGGCAACCACAACCGCCGCGTCGCCGAGGCGGTCTATCCGCGCCGCCGTGTGGTGGCGATCGTCGACCCGTCCTGAGGGAAAGCCCATGACCAACGAACCTTTCCGCACCATGTCCCCGGCACGGGGAACACCCGCCACGCGCGCGGTCAATCTGACGACGGGGATGATCTCCGACACCGCCGACCTCGCAGACGCGGCAAAGGCGCTGCGCATCTACAACGGATCATCTGCGGCGATCACAGTCCTCGTGACCCCGGAACAACAGACCGACGTGACCTCAGCCGGGGCTATCCCGATCACCGTTCCGGCCGGGATCGCAGAGACGGTCCCGCTCAGCGTTCGCCGCATCTGGTCGACCGGCTCGACGGGTCTCGCCGCGGGGATCACCGACGGCACGGTCTGCGTCACCCTCTACACGTTGTGAGGTCACCATGCTCGGTCTCGGACTGTCGATCCCACAGGTTGCCACCCGCACCACGGGTGTGCCCTACCGCATCACCATCGGCGGCGTCGTCTATGAGCGCGTGTTGCTCGACGGAACCTTCGTCGAAATCGACGGCCTCCCCCTCTATATGGAGATCGTCGTCTATGAGCGCGTGTTGCTCGACGGAACCTTCGTCGAAATCGACGGCCTCCCCCTCTATATGGAGATCTGACCAATGGT